AATATTATAGGCGTGCAGCAGCGGATCGGAACCCAAAAATAGCGCTAAACTGAGTGGCAAATGACCATGAATACCCCTCGCGTCCGGAATATCAAGGCGCTGCACGCCTAGTAGCATTATAGAGGCCACTAGTATATATTGTGTACCGATATATCGGTACACAGAGACTTTGGTGTGTACCGATATAAAACGCAAGATGGGAAGTCGTTTTGTTAAAACAGCATCTTCTTTTTTTTTAACTTGGCCTAGATGCCCAATCAACAAAGAGTCAGCCTTAGAGCAAATTAAAACACTTTCCCTTCCAACTAATATCGTCTATATTAGGGTTTGCGAAGAAAAACATCAAGATGGCTCTCCGCATCTGCATGCCCTGGTTCAATTCCAGAAGAAGTACAGATGCACGAACTGCAGATTGTTCGATCTATCCAATCCAAATTCATCACAACAATACCATTGTAATATACAGACTGCACGCTCCTCCTCCGACGCCAAATCGTACATCGAAAAAGATGGAGTATTCTGCGAATGGGGTGAATTCAAGATCGACGGCCGATCATCCAGAGGAGGACAACAATCCGCAAACGATGCATACGCTAAAGCACTTAACAGCGGAGGTAAGGACGAAGCTCTCACAATAATTAAGGAATTACTTCCAAAAGATTATGTTTTACAGTATCATAATCTTAACGCTAATCTAGAGCGAATATTCGCTCCACCAACAACAGTATACATGCCGCCATTCCAAACGACGACGTTTAACAATGTACCGGAAGCATTAACAGATTGGGTCACAACAAATGTGGCCGATTCCGCTGCGCGGCCTTTCAGACCTATATCCATAATAATCGAAGGCCCATCCAGAACAGGTAAAACATTATGGGCCAGGAGTTTAGGCCCTCACAATTATCTGTGTGGGCATTTGGATCTTAGCCCAAAAGTATACTCTAATAATGCGTGGTATAACGTCATTGATGACGTAGATCCGCACTTCCTCAAACATATGAAGGAATTTATGGGGGCCCAGAGAGACTGGCAATCGAACTGCAAGTACGGGAAACCTATTCAAATTAAAGGAGGAATCCCAACAATCTTCCTCTGCAATCCTGGTCCACAATCTTCATATAAGGAGTTCTTCGAAGAGGAAAAGAACAAAGCAATCAATGACTGGGCCAAGAAGAACTCCATCTACATCACCATCACGGAGCCTCTCTACAGCACCGTCGATCAAGCCTCGACATCGTCACGCCAAGAAAGTGGTTCGTCGGAGACGTATTGATCTGGAGTGTGGCTGCACCATCTACGTCAGCATAAGCTGCCGTGAAGATGGATTTACGCACCGCGGAACCCATCACTGCGTCTCAGGCAGAGAATTCCGCTTTTATCTGGGAGGTTCCAAATCCCCTCTATTTCAGGATAATCGACGCCTGGGAATACAACCGGAGGAACATACTAATGTTCCAGATCCGGTTCAACCACAACTTGCGGAGGCGTCTTCATCTTCACAAGTGTTTCCTGAATTTCCGCATCTGGACGACATCCAGTTGGCTGATCAGGAGTTTTTTTCAAGTTTTTTGTTCAAGGATTAATCGTTATTTATATAATATAGGTGTTATAGGCATTAATAATGTAATTAGAGCGATTCAATATGCCGTGGATTCACTGCCTTATGTTGAATGTAATGAACAACAGCATATAATAAAATTCAATCTTTATTAATTAGATATCGAATCATAAAAGTAGATCCGTATCTTCAAAGTTGCATACACAGGATTAGAGGCATGAGTACATGCCATATACAATAACAACGCATTCTCCGTGTGATTCTCGTACTTAGCGGCTTCTTGATGGTTATAAACCACATGGTTATTGACCTTCCAAAAACGCCTCACGAGAGCCTGCTCATTGCTAGCATACTGTCCACCAGTAACCTTTGCAGAAAACCGATGCATGACCTGATAACGATCACGGAGATCGTTCTTAACTGTCGCTGTACTTGGCTCATTATCATACATGTTGAACACCTGTCCAAAATCCATCGGTGAACCAAACGGCCTTCTATCCCTAACTAACCAGAACATAACACTGTTAGTGTGATTCTTAACTTTAATATTCTCATCCATCCATATTTTACCTAAAATATATACAGACTTAACACAGAAACGTTTACCAACACGGTGGGTAATACCATTACCACGTGTAACATCTGATAAACATATGACCTTCCCTGTATGAGCAATATCGTGACGCTGTTCAAATGACTGGACCTTACAAGGCCCTTCACAACCTTTAGGAACGTCAGGGGACCTATAGGTCCGATAGATCCTGGGCTTCCTATACATGGGCCTGTTTGCCCATAGTGAGGCCCTGCTAAATCTACGTGGAAGATAAGAACCTGAGTCGGAAACGCCTCCACGAGGCGAATAATTAGATGAGCGGCTAACCTTACTGGTTCCCGCCATCAAGCGCCATGGGGCATCGCGCTTAGGCATTATCCTTATCGAATAAGGACCCACAGCAGTACAATCCAATTCAAATTCAATTTATAATAGCGCAAAGCAGTTAATATTCTCTTGAAACTTACGCAGCAAGTACCGGCACTAACAATTAGGCGCGCCAATCATTCAATGATTGGCTGAATAAAACAAATAACTTTACTTTTGCAAATTCCAATAAAATCGTCACCCACGTGTAAAGCGTACGGCAAAAGCGGGGCTGCTGCACGGT